TGAATGCTTATAGATTTAACAAAACCAAAACAAATATAAATCAACCTGATATTTTAAATGGTAAAACCGAAAAAGAGTTTTTAAAAGAAAAATTCCAATCTGGTTGTATGTTTGGAATTGATAATTTAATGCACTCAGGATCATATAGAATACACGGCTGGCAATTCAATTTTAAACCGTTTCTAAAATTGTACTGGTATCAAACTGAAAGCGGTATTTATTCAGTATATGCACCAAACAAAACAGCCTTACGTACTATAGTTTACGGACGTATTTATAAAATTATGGAAGTGACAAAATGAACAGATATGACGTTGTTGAAATTATCGAAGACGTTTGGAAAGAAGATACAAACGAACATTGGAATTGCAAATATAAAATACTGTCAAGCTTTAATAATTTAATTGAAGCGCAAAACTATCACAAAAACTTAATACTTGAAAAAGGTGATATAATGACAGAAAACGGCTGGCATAAATTAGCCATAATGTCATTTACTGCTTAACTGTCGTCAATTACATTAACTGCAACCAAATACCAAAACGAAAGGAATTTAATCATGCCTGAAAATGAAATAGCAATAGCCTATACCGAGGCAAAGCGTCTTGTAAAACAAACCGCTAACCGTGGCCGTCTTAATCAATTTGACAAAGACATTGACGCCGACAAGGTAGGTACTCTATACTTGTACTCGAACGGTAAAGACAAATTCGAAATCAAACGCTATCGTACCGGCAGATTTATTAAACGTGTTTATTAACAGCTTAATACAGGCTTGCCACGAATATCAATATGATGCAATCCAAGCGCGCAACAAACATAAAGAGGAAAGGAGCTAATAAAATGAAAGCCGATATTAGAGATTTTATGGAGCTAGATATTTTTACAATAGCTTATGTTGAATGTGCTTTATGGAGTTCAACAGATGATAACGACGAGCCGCTTGACGCAAATTATGATATTTATGATATATCTGCCGAATGTCTCACACAAATAAATATTGATTGCGCAATGTTTCAAGCTGAAAACATGACAATGATTCAAGACGATTTGAGCCAAGCTGGTCATGACTTCTGGTTAACACGTAACGGCCACGGCGCTGGTTTTTGGGATGGAGATTGGCCCGAACACGGCGATTTATTAACGGCAAAGTGTAAAGAATACGGAGAGATAAATTTGTATGTTGGCGATGATGGTTTGATTTATTGTTAACTTTTGAAAGGAGCTAATCATATGCTAGCACTCGAAACGTATGACGATGAAACAGGTCAAAGGTTATCGGCTGAATGCAGGGAAGATATAGCAAGGGTAATGGAGCAGTACGGATATACCTGTTGCGACAACGATGAAGATTCAATTACTTTTATAGCTGAATAGGAAAGGGCAAACCAAATGAGATACGCTCATTTAATAAATGGTAAAACTTACTATACGTTAGAAGATGAATACAAAAGCATAGAAGAATACAAGAAACTAATAAAAGCACAATTTAACTTTTACAATTGCATCCCTGAAACCATATAAAGTTTAGCGTTACTAGCGAGTCCTTTTTGCTTTTTATCATGTGGGGATAATTCACGAATATCGTCACACTCGATAAGGTTTTTAAGACAATTGTTAACGGCTTGTATCGGTCCCATACGATCATTTTTAAATGACGCACGTTGACGGCAAAAGGCGGATATAAAAGAATGTGGTACTACTCGAATCGAATGGGTAAGCAATGTTGAACCAGGGAGTTTAGAAACTTCCTCCCACGTGCTTGTAACGTAGCGTTTAAAACCTTTCTTTATATCTGTTACTTGATCGTTTTGAACGTTAGCTGCTCCAATAGTTCCAGCCTCAAATTTAGAAAGGAGATTTAGCACGTCATTAGTTATTAGCTGCAATGCCCACATAGCACATTCGGTGTTTATTACAGGATTGATATAGTTGCAACCTACTGCAAGGAGCGCCGCAAGTTTTAGCACCTTGATATGAGCGCGGGACCATAGTTCACTAGCAATACTATCACCAGTATTTATTTTTTTATCGCAGCTTATATTAAAGTCGTCAATTAGTTTTTTAGCTTCATCACTTAACTGAACTAGCTTGACATTATTTCCGTTGTTTAACTGCAACGAGTAGGCGCATAGTGAAGAGAATTGGTCTATTAACTGTTGAGAAGGGGTTGCTTTGTCATGATCTTCATTTAACTCGGTTCGGTTGCCATGATATTCAATAATTGTGCAACGTGGCAAAAGACCTTCATCAATCATAGATTTAGAAAGTAGTTCGTAAAACTTTTCAGGAGTGGCTTCACCTATTACCGAAAAAGAAGGAGCGTTAAAAACGTCAGTATTTTTGTCTTTATCTGAATAGATAAGACTTCCTAAAACGTCACCGTGACCTGATTTATTGTAAAGGTCCAGCATAGCAATACGAACATCTTGTTGAATTGGGTTTCTACTATCATTTGACATTCGCTTTAAAGTATCGGCGAACTCTCCAAGTATAGAAACAAAGGAGTTAGAACTTTTAGATAGAAACTTTACCAATGCTTGCGGTGATGATATGCGACTAGGCCCGATGAAAGTATTAGCAGCAGGAACAGTTTTAGAAGCACAAGCAATTAGCTTGTTCATCCCCCGCCCCATAGCTTCCTTTCCCCTTCCAGTTTTAGCAAGTAAAAAAGTGTATGTGTTAAGACCTGTTCCGCTTATATTGTATGATCTGCCACAAATACCAGACATTAAACCGATAGCGCCAGCGATAGCAATTTCAGGTACAGGACGAGGTGCAGCAGAGTATATGAATTTTGCTATGTCTCCAACAAGGCCAGGAGGCACGTTATATTCAAATTTTGATATATTTAGATATTCAGATTTTTCTATATTCTGTTTTTCAGATATATTAGAAGTTACATGTATGCAAGCGATAGGGCTAGAGGCTTCTAGGGCTTCGTCTAAGCTTTGCCTCTTAACTGCTGGCACTTCCCCCTTAACTGCTGCCTCTTGCCTCTTAACTGCAAGCTGCTGCTCAAGATTGTTCCTTAACTCGTCCATGTTGATCTCAAGCGGCATTTTATCGAAAGCTTTATTCAGCATTCCCCATTTAGGGTTTTCAAAATAATCTTCACGTTTAGCTTTAGTTCTTTGGCCTAAAACACTTGTTCTAAATATACGTTTAATTTGTTCACGATTTTGCGTATAAAATGCAAGCATATTGCATAAAGCTTGATCTGCCTCGTTACAATCACTTTTTCCTTTTTCAGCTTCAAACGGAAAGTATTTAGCCCAACGTCCTTCAAAAATATCAATGAACTTTTCACCGTTAACAGCACTTGAAGCTGCTACTAAAACATCATAGTCAGACATTGTTTCAGTTTTATCTAAATGTTGTCCTTCGTTTACTATTTTAGTTTGCATTTCTTCCCACAATTGAGAAGCTAGACTTTGATATTCTTTAACAGGTTCGTTTCTACAAACATTCCCCGTCATAGTCATATAATGACCTGCTGTATAAATTTCAACTAAAGCTCTGTTTCTATTTGTTGGAACTTTGGCTTTTATCCATAAATGACAGCCTTTTCCAGAAGGCGAGATTTCGGAATACGAATTGAAAGCGTTATATATTAAATTTTGTCGTTTTAATATTTCAGGATCGTTAGTAGGATCGAAATCTAAACATAAAAAAGGGTCGTCTTTAGTTATAACAAAACCAATACCGTCAACTTTGTAGGCAACGGAACAAGCAAGTTCGAACGAACCCCAATGCTCAGGATTTGTGGGACTTGCGTATTGCCCTGTATGTGGATTTATTGGTACTTTAGTAGGTTTTTCACTACCTTGTTCTTGCACATACTTCCAACAAATAAATTGCGGAAGACTTTGCAATTCTTTCGGTATTAAATCGAATGACATTTAAACTCCAATATATTGAAGCATGTTTAAATTTTAATTTTTGATTTCGTCAGATATTCGTAAAGCGTGACAATTTTATCCGAACCGGAGTCGCAATTATCGCCACGTTTCATAAACGATTTGAGCCAGTCTGTTGTCAATGAGGTATGATTTTCAATATCCGAAAGCTTAATATGAGCAGGTCTGTTTCGTAATAAAGCGAGTGTAACTATGCGTAAATTTGAGTTAATCATGCAAGTCCTTCCTTTTGGGTTTGGACCAACATACACCGAGGAACTTTTTTTGTCAATCGAGAAAATATTCCTTGACACTTGAATTGTTTTGTGAGATTGTGGCTTACACAAATTGAAAGGAGAAACTTAAAAATGCTTTTTAACATTATTGACGATGCTGTTGTAATTACTAAAACTAAAGGTGTTTATAATCAACGCAAAGTTTATGAAAGAAAAGGTTTTATTTATGCAAATTACGGCAGCGGATTTGTTCGTTTAATGTCTAACGGCACAGCGTCTCCTAATCTTACAATTGAGGATATTGATTTGGGCTTCAAACCTAAATATACTCGCCTTGGGTATATGGTTAAACCGGATCATGCTGAAGCGGTATGAGTATAAGCAATATTAAAAAAGTTTTGGCCCAAGCAGATGCTATTGATTTTACTGAAGGAAAAGCAGCATACCGAAATTATCACGAATTACTTAAAGTAATTGCTGATTTTTATAATGTAGGTTTTGTTCAAACGGTGCAAGCTTTTGTTTCACTTTCACCCAATAATGACTATGTTGGTAATTTGCGTTCACTCGTTACACTAATAAACGGCGTTAAAACTAACATTTCTGTTGACAAAATTAAATGTTCAACTTATAAGCATTGCAGAGATAGAGCTTATGAATATTTTGTTGGCAATAAAGATTTTTTAATTGAAACTAAAGGTTTAAAGATAACTGCATTTTATCATAATATACTCAAGCCTGACGATAAATCGCATATAACCATTGACGGGCATATGCATAATGTTTGGAGTGGAACGCGAAGAACAATGAAAGAAGTTGCAATTCTTAAAATGAAATATGAAACTATTGAAAAGGATTTTAAATTTGTTGCAAGACAGGCTTGTTTAATACCCAATCAATTACAAGCAATTTGTTGGTTTACTTGGAAAAGGATTAATAATATAATATTTAATCCGCAATTAGATTTATTGAATCCTTCGGATCATTGGAGATTAATTCGCAATCCTGAGAATATAAAATTGCTATGAACAAAGTACATAAAAGCAAACATAAAGTATGCCCAATTTGTAAAGAAATATTTTATAGACCTTTGGGCAAAAGTGATAAAGTTTGGAAGAAACAAAAATGTTGCGGTTTGGATTGTTCAGCAATAAGCAGACGTAAAGATACAACGAAACGAATTAGACGTAAAGAACTTAATCCCGGTGACAGACGATTTGGAGGTAGAACTTGGAACTTAATGACTATCAACGATTAGCTCAAGAAACTGCAATTTATCCTGTACTCGGTCATGCAATTGTTTATCCTGCTTTAGGTCTTGCTGGTGAAGCTGGTGAAGTTGCCGAAAAAGTAAAGAAAGCAATGCGTGACGATAATGGTCTTATAACCGTTGCCCGACAATTGGAACTTAAAAAAGAATTAGGCGACGTTCTTTGGTATGTTTCGGAAGTTGCAAGACAGGCCGGTCTAACACTTGAAGAAATTGCAACACATAATTATGCAAAACTTAAAGACCGTAAAGAAAGAAACGTTATCAAAGGTTCTGGCGATGAACGATAAAGCTATAAAGTTAGCTTCGGATCATTGGCAATATTTAAAATGTGTTCTTGAAACTCATGGTTTAGATTCTGAACAAATTAAAATAATTGGTTTTCACTATCAATCGTCAATGGTTCACGGATTTAAACACGGACTTGAGGAAATAAAACTTGACAAATAAAAACTAATCTGTATAATGTAATTAAAGTTAAATAAAATAAGAAAGGAAATAAAAATGAAAATCGACGATCTTACAGTAGGAGAGATTAAACAAATTGTTGCAATGTTTGGCAACTCGCCTGTCGCAAAGACTGAAACTGCTTTTGAGATTGGTAAAATTTATTGTGTTCGTACCGTAACTATGATTGACACCGGAAGACTTATAGCAGTTACCGAACAAGAACTTGTTCTTGAAGAAGCTGCTTGGATTGCAGATACAGGGCGTTTTGCTGATGCTATTGCAAAAGCTGAATTTGGAGAAGTCGAACCCTTCCCTGGTGATAGACCTTTGATTATAGGCAGAGGTTCAATAATTGACGCTATAACTATTGAAAAAGCTCCACGGAGTCAAAAATAATGAACGCTTGCATGCTAAGAACAGGATTTGATAGGTCGCAGTCGCGGTCGCAGTCGGGGTCGGGGTCGTGGTTGCGGTCGCAGTCGCAGTCGGGGTCGCGGTCGGGGTCGTGGTTGCGGTCGCAGTCGCAGTCGGGGTCGCGGTCGGGGTCGTGGTTGCAGTCGGGGTCGGGGTCGTGGTTGCGGTCGCAGTCGCAGTCGCAGTCGGGGTCGCGGTCGGGGTCGTGGTTGCAGTCGGGGTCGGGGTCGTGGTTGCGGTCGCAGTCGCAGTCGCGGTCGCGGTCGCGGTCGCAGTCGGGGTCGCTATGAGCAATCTTCTTTCTCAAATTACTCACACTACAGCAACGCAAGAAGGAATTCGCGTTGTTATTGCAGGAGTAGAAGGGATAGGCAAAACTTCTTTTGCTTGCTCTGCTCCACGCCCCTTGCTCATACCGCTTGAAATTGGGTATCAAGGTATGAGTGTTAATAAAACTCCAATGCTAGTGGAATACAAAAATGTAATTGCCTTGCTTGATGAAATAATAGCTACTGCACAAAAAGGTAAATTTCAATTTAAAACGCTCATTTTTGATAGCGCAACTGCAATTGAAAGGCTCATTCATAACGCAGTAATTGAAAGCGACCCAGGATGGAAAACAGGCAATCCTAAAGGTGTTACAATGGAGTCTGCCTTGGGAGGTTACGGCAAAGCTTATCAATTTGCAGATGAAAAGATGAACGACTTTATTAAAAAGTGTGACTTGCTTGCAGTTCATGCAAATATAAACATTGTTCTTACTTGTCATGCTTTTGCAAATAAAGTTATTGATCCAACGGCAGGAGAATATAATACTTGGGATTTATTGCTTCATTCTCCTAAAAATAACAAGAACAGCGGCAAGCGTGAAATGGTAACACAATGGGCCGATATTGTGGGCTTTCTTCATGAACCTTTGTTTATTTCAAAAAATAGCGAAACATTTACTCAAGGCATTAGCGCTAATAAAGGCCGAATTCTAGGAGTCGAAAGAACACCTTCTTATGTTGCTAAAAATCGTTATGGAATGAAAGGAGAAATTTCAATACCTAAAGAACAATCTTGGAATTATCTAGCAGACGCAATTCATAAATCTAGCGGTGTTGATGTTTTTAATAAAGACTGAAAGGATAATTAAATGACAATTGAGCAGCAGGTTAAAGACATTATCGAAGATGTTCTTGTGGTAGAAAGTAATGAAGTAACCAACGAAGCAAATCTTGTTCGTGACTTAGGAATGGATTCTCTCGATTGTTTGAAACTTGAAACCGCTCTCGAAGAAGAATTCGATATTAAAATTGAAGAAGATGCTTTTGAAAATATTGATACGGTTCAAGGCGTTATTGATTACGTTGTTAATGTTTGTGAACCGGACCATTGAGAAAGGATAGTTTATAATGAGCAAAATGACAGGCAAAATGTTTGCAATGCTAAATGCAGTAGCTGCTTCAATGCTTTATGCTAAAAGAATGTACGGTGTGTCTAAAAGTAAAACTTCTAAAAAAGGTCCGCATGCAAATCCTGTTCGTACGCGTTTTTCAGGAGCAAATGAAATTGCAAGACGCAAGTCACAAATTGAAAGGGGTTTGATTGTAGCTAACGGTTAATTTAAGCGAGTGTGGTGAAATTGGCAAACACATGAGATTTAAGCTCTCACGGCTCTAAGCCTTGCAGGTTCGATGCCTGCCACTCGCACCAATTATCAAAAGCCTACGGGCTATTTTAACTAAAAGGAGATTAAAGAGCATGGCTAACATTGGTATGATGTTTGATGCAAGTAAAGTTGATCCGGCAGGAGTTTCTTCGCAACTGCCTGTTTCAGATTCAAACGGCTGGCCTGTCGTAATTACAGCCAGTGAAATGAAACAAACCGCTGCAAAAGACGGTGACGGTTTCCTTGAACTTACTCTTCAAATTATTGACGGAGATCATCGCGGAATGGAAGGAGCTTATAGGCTTAACATTTTCAACAAAAATGAAAAAGCTCAAGAGATTGCCCACAAACAGCTTTCTGCTATTTGTCATGTAACCGGAGTTATGCAGCTTACGGACTCTTCGCTGTTGCATAACAAGCCCTTCCGGGCAGTTGTTGTTTCTCAGACCGGCGAAGGAAAGGAAAACTTCACTCAGGTCAAAGGCGTTAAGGACATTAACGGCAACGATCCTGGCAAAGCAGGAAGCTCTACGGCAGTGCAACCTTCTGCCCCTGCTGTTCCCCCTACACCTCCTGCTGCAAACACCCCTACCGCACCGTGGAGCGCTCCTGTGCAGCCTGAAGCACCTACGGGGCAGACTCCTTGGGGTAGTGCACCGGCAACAGGCGGCGAAGTTGCAAAACCTAGTTGGGCTAAATAATATTTAGTTGTTGAACGAACGGCGTTAGAAATAGCGCCGTTTATTGAGTAACTAAATATTAGAAAGGACAAAATAATGAAGGTTACTAAAACTGCAATTTTTATAGCCGGGCCTAAAATAGATTCTGACGATTATTTAATAGCGGCTTTTGCCTTTCCTAAAGTAAATTTTCCTGTTAAAAACATCACTAATATAAAATTTTGTAATATTTCTATAAATGATATTCCTAATGTTTATTGCGCTGTATATTCTGGAAATCAAACAACGGCTGATGAAATGTTAGTGCAAGAACTTAATTATTGGTCTTATAAGTATATCTTAAGAAATGTTCCTTATTTAGCAATTAAAATAAAATGGAACGAACAACTTTTTAAAACTATTACTTCAATTGAAGTTGCTGCCGATATAAAATTTTAGAAAGGCTTTTATGATAGACCTTAAATACCCTGGCACTTTAGCCAAACTTTCCAAACAACTTAAAAATGAAATAGACAAATATTGCGCCGATAAATATGACGATGGGCCTAGAAGTCACTTAGGCTCGTCCGAAATAGGCCATAATTGCAGCAAGTATTTATGGCTTAAGTTTAGATGGACTTTTCATAAACATCATGACGGCAGACAGCAACGTTTATTTCAAAGAGGACATTTTGAAGAACCTCGCTTTTGTGGGTATCTTGAAAGTGTTGGTTTTAAAGTTATTCTTTTTGATGAAGAAGCTATTGCTAGAGGCGAAACCGATAAAGGTAAAATGCAAATCCGCATTTCGGCTTGCAAGGGTCATTTTGGAGGTTCAATTGACGGTATGGCGGAACGTGAAGATTTTGGTAAAGTTCTTTGCGAATTCAAGACTAAAGGAACTGGCAAAGGTTTTATAGAACTAAAAGAAAAAGGTTGCAAAGCTAAAGCACCTCAACATTTTTCGCAACAAAGTATTTATGGTTACAAGCTAGGTCTTAAATATAGTATCTACATGGCTGTAAATAAAAATGATGACGATTTGCATATTGAAGTTCTTGAATTAGATCACAATTTAGGTGCAGATTTAGAGCGCAAAGCAGAAATGATTATTTTTAGTCAAGAACCACCGAACGGGGTTAGCTGTTCACCTGCTTATTTTGAATGCTCATGGTGCGACGCAAAAGATGTTTGCTACAGCAACGCAAAACCTTTAGTTAATTGTCGTTCTTGCAAAAGATGTAAACCCGTAGAAGATGCCGCTTGGTTTTGTGAACATTGGCAAGCTATTGTTCCTAGCAAAGAAGCTATTTTTGTAGCTTGCCCTGAATGGGAGAGTATTATATGAAATGGAACTTTAAATTTATATGGTTTGATCTTTGGATTGGTATTTTTATAGATACTAAAAAGAAGCTTATTTATATACTTCCTCTGCCAATGTGCGTTTTTATAATTGATTTTAAAGTTCCTTATCTTAATTGGAAATATCGCAAATATGACGATGAAATTTGCTGTTGCGGTGAAATAATAGGTCATGGCGGCAGTATTTGTTGTCACAGCGGTTGTCGAAGCATGAAAGAATATACAATTACTTGTGAACTTGAAGCGTTGAATAAGTTATGAAACGAATCCTAGTTTGCGGCGGCAGAACATATAACAACGAAGCTTTTCTATTCGCAGTTCTCGACAGAGCCTTGTTAGACTTCGGATCAATTTGCATCATTCAAGGCGGTGCTAAAGGTGCTGATTTGCTTAGTAAGAAATGGGCTAAGTTATACGGAATTGCGTGTTTTCAATGTGATGCAAATTGGGATTTATACGATAACAAAGCGGGTCCAATTCGTAACCAATGGATGCTTGAATTTGCCCGTCCTGATATGATTTTAGCGTTTCCAGGTGGTGCAGGTACTGCCGATATGGTTCGACGTGGTAAAGCTGCTAAAGTGGAGACTTATTGTTTATGAGTTTGAAAGTTCATCAAGAGTTACAGCTTAGAGATTATCAAGAAGAAACGATACAAGCAATCTTTGATTATTATAATCAAGGAAACAATGGCAACGTAATCGCGGCTTTACCCACAGGTACGGGAAAGAGTCTTGTAATTGCTGGTTTTATTTACAAGGTATTTCAGAGATGGCCCTTGCAACGTTTTATTGTTCTTTCTCATGTTGAAAAGATTCTTACCCAAGATTATAAAGCAATTAAATCAATGTGGCCTGAAGCACCTGTAGGTTTGTTTTCAGCAGGTCTTAATTCGAGAGATATTGCAAACTCTATAATTGTAGGAGGCGTTGCTTCTGTTGTAAATAGCATAGAACTATTTGGCTTTAGAGATATAGTTATTGTTGACGAAGTGCATTTGGTTTCACCTGATGAAGACACAATGTATAGAAAGATTATAGCAGGACTTACAGAAATAAATCCTAATTTAAAAGTAATTGGAACTTCGGCAACACCTTATCGTTTAGGCCAAGGTTTGCTTACAGATGGAGATTTATTTGACGATATAGTAATTGATCTTACAAAAGTAGATTGCTTTAATCGTTTCATAGCCGAAGGTTATCTTTCTCCTTTAATTCCAAAACGTACTAACGTTGAAATAGATGTAAGTAATGTTAAATTGTTAAAAGGTGACTTTGCTACAAAACAGCTTGACGACGCTACTGAAAAAGTTATATACGAAGCTTTGAAAGAAGCTATCCAGTATGGTTACAATCGTAATTGCTGGATGGTGTTTTGTTCAGGAATTAAAACAAGTGAGCATGCTGCTGAAATACTTCAAAGTTTTGGAATACCGGCAGCAGCAATACATTCAAAACTAACAAAAGCTGAATGTGATAAAAGATTTGCAGCGTTTGAGTGTGGTGAACTTAGGGCTATTTGCGGTAATGAAAAGTTTACAACCGGCTATGACTTTCCACCTATTGATTTTTGTATAATGCTCAGATCAACAATGTCTCCTGGCAAATGGGTGCAAATGTTGGGAAGACTGACCAGACCTTACGATTTTACTAATCCTCAGCAATATATTAAAGGTTTTGAGTATATAAAACAAAATGCGTTGGTAATGGACTTTGCAGGCAATACTAAACGAATCGGTCCTATTAACGATCCTATTATACCTAGAAAGAAAGGTGAAAAAGTAGGTGACGCTCCTGTTAAAATTTGTGAAGTTTGCGGAGTATACCAACATGCTAGTGCGAGATGGTGTGGAGGTAAACCTTTCCCCACAAATGAAGGTTGCGGAGCAGAGTTTATATTTAAAACTAAAATAACTAAAACTGCTGGAACTGACGAATTAATAAGAGGCGATTTACAAGATATACAAACAATAAATGTTAGCAAAGTTATTTATCATAAACACGTTAAAATAGGTTCTGTTCCAACTATAAAAGTATCTTATTATTGTGGGCTACAAAGATTTACCGAATATATTTGCTTAGAACATAAAGGATTTGCAAGAACTCGTGCAGTAAACTGGTGGAGGCAAAGACACAATAGCGAACCTCCTGTAACTATAGATGAAGCTTTACTTATTACAAGTCAATTGCGTTGTCCTAAAAGTATTAAAGTTCGTGTTGATTTAAAGTATCCTGAAATTATGGGGGTAGAGTGGTGAAACTATCTATAAAAGAAGAATGCAAAACATTTTTAGGTATTAAAATAATTGCTAATAATTATATACCGGACGATTGTTTAATGGTAAGTCCTAAAATGCTAGAAAAACTTAAAGCTAAATATGGTAATAATTATAATATCAAAACGAGTAATGAGTAATGAAAGGGACTAATATTAAGTTAAGTATCAAAGATGAAAACGGCGATTGGATTCAAATAAAACCGATTAGTGATTTTGATTTAACTAAGAAACCTTTTAAAAGAAGTGTTTATATTTGTCCTTTTAGAAAACATAAATTTGATGATGGACGTTTAGCTGCATTTTATTTATGCAAAATTAATTCAACATTAGAAGAAAGTATTATTATTTATAGAAATGAATGGGAAAATCAAGGAGGGGAGTAATGCAAACCCGTTCCGAAGCCTTAAATGAAATTGCAAAAGTAATTACTGAAACAATAATTAAAGTTCTTGACAATAACTTACGTTCGTGCTTAAATTGTAGCAGATTTAATGAAAGCAGAGAAGCCTGTAATTTGTATCAAGCAAGACCTCCTGCTAAAGTTATTGCCAAAGGCTGTGAAAAATGGGACGAAATTAATGTGCCGTTTTAACGTATGAATAATTTATACGAATCTGTTGCAATAGATAATAGTTTGCATTGCTTCAAATTTAACTGCGAAGCTTATCCTGAAGAAGTTGTTGGAGTTTATGTTTGTAAAAATCCTAAATGCAAGGAACAAACAATGGCTAAAAAATCAACTAAATCTAAAACGTCCGAAGGATTGCTTGCAGCATTACATTTTATATCAATAGCACAATTAAAAACTGAAACTGATTCTCCTTGGAAAAATCATTGTATCTTGCATAATGGAATGGCGATGGCTTATGATGGTATTCTTACAGCCGGTTGCAAGATCGAAGAAACTCTTGAAATAGCACCTCATACTTACAAACTCATAGCGGCTTTGGAACGCACAACAAAAGACGTGTCAATTACCGAACTGGAAGGTCGTCTCTCGATCAAATCCGGGGCGTTCTCCTGCTTTGTACCCTGCTGGCATGAGGGTATGCCAGCCCTCGAACCTGATCCCGCTTCCTGGCCCATTTCCGACAGCCTGAAGATCGGTTTCGAGATGATTTCTGGCTTCACAGTAGACAACGATAAGAAAAAGATTGTTGAAACCTCTTTGCTGCTTCAAGCTAATTCAATGATTGCTACAGATTCGGCAGTTATGCTTGAGTTTTGGCACGGTATTGATTTACCCACAATGACCATTCCTAAGACATTTGTTTCTGCAATTATGAATACTAAAAAGTCTTTGAAAGCTTTTGGATATTCTGGTAATAGTTGCACCTTTTGGTTTGAAGATGATTCTTGGATAAAAACGCAACTATACGAAGAATCATGGCCGGACGTTAGTTTGATTTTGAATAAGGACTGTAAGCCTGAACCATTACCTGAAGGTTTTTATGAAGCATTAAAAAACATAGAACCATTTAGTGAAGGTAAAGATACTGAAAAATGCGTTTATTTTGTAGACGGTGCTTTGCAATCTCATAGAGATAAAATTGAAGGTGCTGTTTGTGAAGTTCCTGGAATTAAACATGGTCCTGCGTTTAATATTAAACGTTTAAAACGCATTGAACATTGCATTCAAACTGTTGACTTTTATTCACATAACGTTATGTACTTTTATGGCGCTGGCGTTCGTGGGGCGCTGGCTGGGGTAAGTAAATGATAAGCGATGTTTTAAGCGAAGCAGTTTCAGACATAGAAGATTATCTTAATGATGTTATTTATAATCCAGTTTATTGCGGAGAACTTCGTAACGATATAGTAAAGCTTAAAAACGATATGGATTTTATGAGACAACGTTTAGACGATATAACAGAGGTGAGCGTAGTGGCATGAATGATTTAGAAAAGGCTCAAGCTAAATGGCAAAATATTGAAGACAAAATTATAGTAGAGGAATTAAAATTAAGACATGCTTTTGCAGAAGCTGATATCAAAAAAACTGTTAAGTTTTTTTCTATCCCAAACTCCCCAATAAAACGTAAGCAGCGCAATCGAACTGAAACGGTTGCGCTGCAACGCGAACCTGTGCCTTTCGAACTGTTTACAGACGATCAACTTTACGCTGCAAAAGGAGGTATTCTTGTATTTGACTCTGAAGTGTACTCTAATTACTTTGTGGTTAGCTTTAGGTGTTTTTATACTAAACGGATTGTCTACTTTGAGCGTACCGAATCATTGGATTTTGATTGCAATAAGCTACTATGGGTTTTACATAATTTTTGTGTGGTTGGTTACAATAGCATTTCTTTTGACATGCCTATTATTTGGCTCTCACTTCAAGGAGTTTCGACAGAAACACTTAAAAATGTAGCAAACTTTATAATTAAAGAGAACTGGCGTCCTTCGGATGTTGAAAAAGCATATCATTTTAAAATGGGTAGCATTAATCACATAGACTTAATTGAAGTGGCCCCCCTTTCAGCTTCGCTCAAGGCTTATGCTGGGCGTCTTCACGCACCGCGCTTACAGGAACTACCCTTTTCCCCGGAAACGGCTCTGAGGGCCTCACAGTGCGCCGAGGTGCTTAATTACAATTTTGTCGATCTTGAAGACACAGATTTGCTGCTCAGAGAGCTTTCCCCACAATTGGAGCTTCGGGAACAGCTTTCACAACAATACAAGCAAGACCTTCGTTCAAAATCGGATGCCCAAGTAGCCGAAGCTATTCTTTGTGGGGAAATTAAGGAAATAAACGGGTATTGGTCAAAGCGTCCAACAATTGAAGCTGGAACAGTATATAAGTATCAAGTTCCAGAATTTGTGCAATACAAAACTCCAATACTTCAGCGTATGCTTGATATTGTTCGTAATGCCGATTTCGTTATTGCAGACAATGGACAAGTTTTAGAACCTGCTGAATTTGAGCAACTTAAAGCTATCCAAATTGGTAGTTCTGTTTATCGTATGGGAATAGGTGGCTTGCATTCAACAGAAGAATGTTCTTCACAAATAGCAGATGAAAATACACTACTAATTGACAGAGATGTTGCTAGTTATTATCCTTCAATCATACTTAATCAGCGTTTATATCCAAAACATTTAGGAGAAAACTTTTTAAAGGTATACGAAAGTATTGTTCAGAGAAGACTTGCGGCAAAAGCCAGGGTAAGAAAGATAAAATCTGAGATAGAAAAGTACGAAAAGATGTTGACAGAATTTGCAATGAATCGTTCCGAAATCGAAAACAAAATAAAAGAACTTAAAAAAGAACTTCGACAACAAACTGTTGAAATGAATGCGCTTAAGCTGACGATCAACGGTTCCTTCGGTAAACTCGGAAGCAAATGGTCTTCACTTTATTCACCTGACTTAATGCTTCAAGTTACAATTTCAGGTCAATTGTGTTTGTTAATGTTAATCGAAGCGATAGAACTTGCTGGCATACCTGTAGTTTCAGGTAATACAGACGGTATAATTATTAAATGCCCAAGCGATAGATATGAAAATCTGAATATATTAATTTCTGAATGGGAAAAAACTACAGGCTTCGTTACCGAAGAAACACGTTACAAAGCAGTCTATTCAAGAGATGTAAACAATTTTATAATAGTCAAAGAAGATAATACTTGTAAAGTAAAAGGTTGTTATTCTGAAGTAGGATCGGCTTTGAATAGTAGGCTATCTAAGAATCCTGAAACTTTAATTTGTTCCGATGCAGTGCAAGTGTTGCTTACTAAAAACATACCTATTGAGCAAACAATTAAGTCTTGCAAAGATATAAGACGATTTGTTTCTCTTATTAAAGTTACAGGAGGCGGAGAAAAAGACGGTATTTATTTAGGAAAAACGGTAAGATTTTACTATGCTAAAAATATAAAAGGTTGTATTTGCAGAGTAGCAAACGGTAATAAAGTACCTAAAACGGATGGTGCAAAGCCATGCCAGGACTTACCTACTTCTTTTCCTGAAGACATAGACTATAATAGATATATAACAGAAGCCGAAGAGATTTTATATGAAATAGGATATTTGAAGAAGGAGAAACAGCAGAAGTTCTTCTAGCATCTGCGTATTTAGTAGATAAGGTAATTAAGTCGTAGCCTGTTCTAGTACATTCTTCTGAAGTGACTCCACAACCATAGCCTGCGCTAGTTTCATTTGTTTCTAAAGGACACGTAAAAGCATCTCTTTGCGCAAAACATTTCATAATGTTCCTAAAATAAAAAGGGCAGCTTTTACACTGCCCTTTAATCTATTAAGTCGGGCTAGCTACCGACCAAATTACGCAATCTTCATGCAATCAGAGGGGATACTGAATACCATCGCCGTGCTCGACGATGCCACGGAAACCGTGACTGTGCATATCGCCAGGATGCGGTTGGAGTCTGTAGTATCGTAGATGGTCATTGCATAGGTTCCAGTTGCTATCGTTCCCGCCCCAGTGGTGATGTCTGCGAAATCCAACGTCTCGGCATTGGCAGCAAAGGTCGATGATCTGGCCGGAGTCGCCAGGACATAACCTCCGGCGGCGTAACCGGTCCCGGTGGAGGTGAGTTCCCCAGTGGTAGTGTACGCCAGTGGTGTTGTGGGATCTGTGGCCGCGTCCAGAGCCGTCGTGGTCGAATATATTGCAGCTTTGAGAGATCCGGCCGTGATTTTTGCACTAATTTCATCCATCCATTTCTTTTTCTGATACCTGGTAATTCCTGGTACATATGCCATGATGTGGCTCCTTATAAACTGCGTAGTATGTAGACATTGCCCGATAAATCCCGAATTTCAAAAAAACTTCCGTTGGGCGCTCGAATCTGGTGAGCAGTGGTGTTTACTACTCCCGCTCCCGTAATTTGGCCGACACTCGTATCGACATAAACTCCTGTGCATATCGCGGGGTTTGCTGCTATCCCAATAATATTAGCGACAGACGTTTGGGCTGAAACGCTCGAAACACTTCCGGTGCCCGTGCCGGGTATGGCCGATATATCCGGGGCGTTGGTAGGCACGCTGAGTGTTTCAGCGGAGGCCGTGGTGGTGGACAAAAGAGCCGTTTTCGACAGGGGTTTTGCGTTGGCAGCGCTGCACGTTATGGTTATGTTCTGGTTTAAGGTGACGCCCGTGACGGTGAATGCAAAAACATTGTGGGCGGCGTTAAATACCACCGATGAAACTATTGCACCCCCATCGCTGCTAACCGAGATCGACGCCCCAACGGTGCAATAACCATAGATCGAGCAGCTACCTGCGGTCGCATAGTAAACATCCGAATCGATATGCAGCAGCACCGGCGCAGGATCGGCGACCTGATCGCGGTAGGTGTTTCTGCCGAGGTTGTCAAAATGATTTTTAATATTTCGATATCCCGTCGGTATTCCCGATATATCGGGACGGGTATCAATTACGTTGCCCTGATCGGTGAAGTTTGTCACATCGGCCAGGCCGTAGCCGAACGTGATCGGAACACTGGCGCCTGCCGGTGTAGGGTATTCGCCGAATGGCCCGTTGACTCCGGGACCGGCGATAACCTCGCTAATGGCGGTATATACCCAGTTTTCACCAATATTGTTCCGGCAGATGCCGCCGATGTTCCGCACGCCGACATCCGCCGAATCATATTGGTTATAACGGCCACCGAGCAGCACCTGCCAGCCGAACTGCCGGTATCCCGTCATCCAGTTGTTCTCGAACAGGTTCCCCATCGTTATGCCGCTGGCGGAACCAGCACTGTCGGAGTAGGTGTAATCGTTGAACGGTACGCGGACATCGTGATACCTATTGTTGAACACCTGCCAGCCGGCGGAACTGCCTGAAGCCTGAGCGGCTACGGGAGTGCCAATAAAGGTCCCGTAGCACCGGCAAGCCTCCGTGTGATAGAAGTCGTTGTCGTAGATATACCAATTTACCGCGACCTTCATGGCCACGAACGTATCTCCCACCTTTATGGCATCCAGATCCTCCCTATATGCAGACAGCGTCATAGTCGTGGACGAGAGACTATCGGGGCCAAGTATCTTATAGTAATGCCCAGCTGAACCGCCGGTCTTGCCCATGTACGTCAGACAGGTCAGTTTCGTTATCTCGCTATTGGGTGCTGCCGCCACATTGGTAAAGGTGATGCTGTTTCCGTCCACGCTCTGCACGGTGCCTTTGAACGCTATGACGTTATCAAAGGCGTCGTATGAGATGCACTCCTGTTGGCCCAATTCATAAAACTTGTTGCGCCGTACCGTTATATTCTCGTAACTGCCCGACACCCCGGCAAGCTGAGATAACTGAGAGGCAGTCTGGTACATCTTGATCATGCCGTACATGCCCCACAGATGGAACTCGCAATCCTCGATCACCACATTGTTGCCGCCGCCTGCCCAGAAGCAGCGCCAATCTTGAATATCCAAAGTATAGGGTACAAACACGTTTGAGTAGGCGTCCAACATGGGAGCCTTGGGAGGCCATCCAGCAGGCAGGATCGCATCGTAGGGGGATGGGGACGGGGTAGCGGCGCTACTCGGACAAAGGTATTTGCAACCCCTGATCGTAACTGTGTCTATGAATCCTTGAAATGCACAATTTAACTCAGAAAACTTGTGTCCATCGGTGCAGAACGTGATGTTTCGAAACAACGTGCCTTGGTAATTGCCGAGATGCTTGTATCCGACCCCATTGACCATGTCGTCCGGGTAGAAACGGATGCCATTATAGAGGAAGGTCAGGCCATCCCACAGCATTGCACCGGCATTACAGTTGGAAGAGATCATAGGAACCAGCTTGGAGAACGTCAGGTTCCTGAATTCTTTCATGGCCACGATGTTTATGTGCCAGGGCTGATGCCATTGATTTAATACTGATGAGGGGAGCGGTTGAATCCATGCAGTACCGGTAAGAACGAGGTTCGGGTTATTAATAGTGACAGTAACTGCACCGGATTTAGTCCCATCTGCTCCGCCAATATAAATATTTTCATTGATAGTCAATGTATCCACAGACACATCGGATACGGCTGCCCTAAGCAATATCGTCGCATCGCTCGCATCGTACGTATATCCATTAGCTGCCGCATATGTCTGTAACGTATAGTTTGCCATTATCGCTCTTATGCTATAGACGGGTCGGCTATATATATTGCATCTGTAGCAGCACCGCCTCTACGTAGAATGGTGTGGTATAGACTGAGGCCCGCAGTTATAGATGTAAGAGGTGTGGCACCACCGGCTTGCCCTATCTGGGTACCAACATCGTTATATAGTTTAAGATCCATGGTGCCACCGATAGTAATAGTAATTTCCATTCTATACCAATGGCCTATATCAACCAAATTTGAAGAGTACGGACCTGTATTACATATGCTGCCTGATACCCAACTACCAGAATAGTAAAAAATGCGATGGGCCGCAGCCGTATGAACATACGATACGTATGTATAGAACGAACCACCGGCATTTTCAGCAGATCCACTTTTTAATGTGCATAGCATTACTTCTGTCTCAACATCAGGATAAGCATTCATAAAAAACCGAGTGGATAATACAAATGAACCAGATGAAGGGGCATTAAAGTTTCGTGAAGCCATTGGTTTCCAAGTGGTATCATCGGTGCCATATCCAGGCACTTTCAACGTAGGCCAACCGTTATATGGATAATCTGAAGATAATGCGCCTCCATTAGCCAATGTGTACGCACTCCAAGGACCTGGGCCTATACCGTTGACCGATGCTGAAACAGATACCCCGACAATAACCGCCGCACCCTCAGGAATTACTGCACTCCCACTCACATTGTTGACTGAGGTCAAAACGGAAACTCCAGCAACACTCGCCGATCCTATAGAGGGGGCGACTCCGACCCCGGCAACATCTGCTGTGGAAGTTGATACAACCGTTCCCGATGCTATGCCGAGGCCGTTCCCGGAGATGGCCCCGACACCGCCCACGTTCCCGGCCGAGGTGGACACCGAAATGCCCGTTACGGCTCCAAACGGTACCGAAGCCGCATTGATGCTGTTGGCTGATGCCGATACCGAAACCCCTTGTATGGCCCCGGATGGGGATGCAGTGCTGCTCAGTGTAAGTATTCTGATCGCCCCGGCGGGAACCCCGCTGCTGATCGCCGCATCTATTGCCGATTGATCTATGGGGTCGGAGAACATGGCGAAGCCAAATGTCTGATACATGGTTAATGGGGTCGGATACCCGCTATCGTAAGGCACTGAAATCTTGAACCAATAAGAACCATTGCTTATTAGTTTATCCCCGGCTTTCCAACTTGAAATTCCATCTACGGTAGTAGTTCCTGAAACTGAAACTATATATTGCCATCCGTTGTTAGCAGAACTAGCCGCTACTATTGTAGGTATGTTACTATAAGCATTCCAATCACCTTTTGGAATATAACCGTCGGCGTTAATAGCTAAAGATGTATCTATTTTTCGAGCGTTTAATGTACTAAAATAAGCCCAATCGACATCGTTATTTGAAATCTCATAAAGACCTGAAGAAGTAAAATCTCTTGCTATAATATAAACGGCTGCTGTTTTAGAAGTTCCTGCATAGTTTGGAGAAATATGCAACTGTGTATTTGAATCAACTGAAATTATATGATAAATTGCATTTTCACCTTGAAATTTAAACGAATTGCCCACAATGGCGTTAGCAAGCCATAAAGTAGAAGCCCCGTTCACTTCATTTAATCCATTTGAAACTGACGCCGTTCCTGTTTTATATTGGGCCATTTATTTAATCCTTGACAAATGGATTTAAAATTGTTATAAACGTTTTAAAGGAGAAACAAAAAATGAAAAAGTTAATTGTTATTTGTTGCTTGTTTTGTGCTTCGAATTCTTTTGCTTTTGATGAATGGACCAACACAAACACAGCTTTGCAAGTAACGTATAGCATTTTGCACATACTTGATTGGGGACAAACTTTGCATCAAGCTAAACAAAATTGGAAATATACTAAAACAATTTCAAATTCAAACGGAACAACTTGCACGGCTTATAAAATAGAAGAAAGTAATTTTATTTTAGGAGATCACCCCTCTCAAACTAAAGTTAATTTATACTTTGCTTCTACGTTGCTGTTGCATCCCGTTGTTTCTTACGCTTTGCCCAAAGTATGGCGAGAAAGCTGGCAAACTGCTGGAATAGGTCTTGAAATTTATGTTGTTGGCAAAAACTTTACCGTAGGCTTAAACGGTTTATTCTAATTTATTTTCTAAATTCAACTGCTGATAAAGTTCTAGTTCTGACTTGCTTGGTTCCTCCGCTTGTTTGTAAAACTACACTATACGTATGAGTTCCAGCAGAAGGAGTATCTAAAAGCGAACAAGATTGCCCGTATACTGCATCTGAACCAATTACAGTAAGAATTGTAGTCGAATCTCGTTTTATATAATAAGTAAAAGTATTTGGCACATTTGTAATAGCATTTAATTCCCAATAACTAGTAATAAAAACAGAAGCCCCTACGGTTGTAATAGAAACAGATTGCACAACTTGATCCGAATCACTAACCGTTTTCGTATCTGGAGTGTAAGCAGTAGTTGGGTTAGTTATATTTCCTGCTGTAATTCTCTCAACTGATAAATTACCTGCTGTTATATCTCCTGCATTTAAATTTCCTCTTATATTTAAAGTACTTCCATCCCAACTAAGAGCATGCGTCCCACTTCCAGCTAAGGCAAAATTACCAGAAGAATCCATATAAGTTTTCCAGGCGCTGCCATTATAGTAGCCCATATAGGTACTTGTCAAGGATAAACCAGCACCCACAGGGGCATCGTTAAAACGGCCTGGAATACCAGACACTCCAGCCCAAGACGCCAACGTCGCAGTTTTATCAGCAATTGCTTGCAACAGTTCTGTTCTCGCTGTATAATAATTAGTAAAATAATTTCTAAAATTAGACCCTACTATATTTTCGGTTATTGCCATATTGGCTAGTAAAGCACCAATATACGAAAATAAATTATCATAAGCGGTTGTAAAAGAACTGCTACTTATGGAATAATTATCAGCTTGCATTAAAATTAAATCGTTTTCAGCAACAATTGAGTCATACTCTTTTTTAACTGCTATTTTTTCATTAGGCGTTAATTTAGAATCCGATGCAATATCGGCAAGCAAACTATTGGCAGTAGAAGCTGAATTAGCAGCACCGTTTGCAGTAGATTGAGCAGCACTAGCAGCACTAGCAGCACTACTTGCTGCACTTGAAGCTGAAGTTGACGTGTTGTTTATATCAATTAAGGTAACACCTTCACCGGTTATAGAAGTACTTCCATTAAGACTTGTTATTTTGTTAGCTGATAAAGTTCCAGTTATTTTAGCATCAGTTATAGTCGCGTCACGTATTAAAGCTCCTTCGAAAGATGCAGAGTTAGCTTGTCTAACAAAGCATATATAATTTCCTTGCCCTGTTGCCCAATCTGATGTAATTGCTATAATTACTTGTAAATCCGTTAATGTGGGTAAACCAGTTCCAGCAATAGATTTACTCAAAGTAGCAATATTGGTACTATCGTTTAAAGTTGCAATTATATAGCAAGCACTAGCTGTTGCTAAAGTTCCAGCAGCTAAAGTATAGGTTTTATCCGCACGATCTATATAACCATCAGACCAATTTAAAGTTGCGGTTGCAAAATAAAAGTTAGAGTTTCTAATATAAAAATCTACTCTTTGAGCAGCGTCTAAATTACCTGCATCAATACTAAAGCTGTTTACCGTTACAGAGTATTCATCAGAATAAATAGCCCCGTCAGAACCAAACGAGTCATAAGCCGCTGCCCGAACATACCACACACCGACCGTAGCTGCTGTCTTTGTAACCTGAGCCTCACTACCCCCTGTGTTGATCTGGTTAGACGTTCCTGGCGTAAATCCGCTCGTCTGCGATGCGCAAACGATGAAACCGGCAAAATCAGAATCGAGCGGAACGGGCAAAGCTACTGAAAAAATGTTTACCCCGCCAGTTAAAACAATTCCTGTAAGTTTTGCAACAGGGGGATTGTTAACTTCCAACTTAGCAGGATTTGCCGATACTTCGCCCCAAGTAGAAACCGCTCTTAATTCAAACTTAACATTTCTTTTTGGCAATCCTGAATTGTCGGCGTAATTTTTTTCATAGTCATAATTATAGCTTTCAGTAGCTAAATATTCAGTTCTAAGCAAAACATCATTTTCAGTAAATACTTTTAATTCATAATATCTAAACCAAGAATTATTTTGATTGACAGAAGCCGTACTGTCAACAGTGCTGCTAACTCTAGGAGATACTTTACGCCAATCCAATTTAATATCTTTGCCCACAAATTCAGTAATGTTTCCTTGCCCAAATATTTCCAAACCAGTTATATCAGGTATAACAAAATCAGGCAGAGGAACATAACAACTTGTAGTGACCCAATCTGACATTACGCCTAATGCACTAATTGCCCGAACTCTAATATTATAAGTACCTTCAAGCAAATTATTAACAGTTGCAACCGTGTCACTTGTATCCGGTATGCTTAACCAAATAGCGGCAGACGGTTCTTCATATTGGACTTGATATTTAACAGCTCTTCCATCTCCGGCAGACCAAGTTATATACAAATCCATTCTTGTGTTTGTATTTGAATTAGTGTCATATCTTCGATAGTTGCTCGCTAATTGTATTGGTTTACTGACAATTCTAGCGTCTGGTAATATTGTGTTAGGAGCTAAATCTACAGTTGTTTCTTCCCCACTATTCCAAGCATAGCAACCTATTGCATCTTCTTGAAGTTGCAAATCAATGCCGCCCTCCGGGTTCATTTTCCAATCTCTAACTGTAAATATTTTTTGGGCCCATCCTAAGTAGTTTATAGTAATTGGAACATTATCACCAACCGCTAAAGGAAAAGCAGACCATTTTGCAGGAAAATCAACAGCAATGCTTTGTCTGCTTTTTTCCAATACTATTTTAGCAATGCGTTGAGCCATACCAGCATCGGTAACATAAGAGAGTTGAATATCTTTTACAATTTCAATCCCTCCGTCTTCTTCTAAATATAAAGCATTTGTGACTTTAGGAAAATCTATAGTTTGCCAAGTTTCAGTAGAAACGAAAGTTCCTTTGACAGTATTAAATTTGTCCTTCATGCTCGACAAAGGTCTTACTTTAATAGAACCTCTTAAATCCGAATCAGTAAGACCCACAATTGAAGAATTCATTCCATAAAAAGTTAAATCAGGGGCGTAATAAGCGGCTGGCAATATTCTGTATTGCCCTTGAGTCCAAGTAATAGCCCCATAAGCAGTTGCAAAAATTTCATTCATTATTGCAGTAGGTGTTTTATCTACTGTGAACGATCCATTAATAGGATATCTTTTTTGAGTAGCGCCGTTTGCTGACAAAACATCTTCATCGCAAATATTTGCAGCAGCTATTAAAACCGTTTCATTTATATCTTCTTCATAAACAGCATTCAAACCAAATTTAGAGGTTAAATAGTTATTTACACATAAAGCCCAATTATTACTATAATTGGTAAGTTCTGTGCGAGGATTATAAATTTTGTTATTACCCAAAATTAAAGCTTTTACGTTGGGCAATCCGTTTGGAAAAATTGTATCGTTTTTCTCCATTGTGACCACTACATAAGCTCTATTTGTCAATTTGCAATCGGAAGTCCAAGGAGAACCGTCAAAAACTCTAATTTCCCAAGTTTGACCGATACTATGGCCAGTTAAAGCAGAAAATTTAATTTGAATTCCTTCTGCTAATAATTGATAATCACCAGTTATACTTAAAGTTCCAGAAGCAGCGTTATCTAAAGTAGACCCATCGCCTTCATACTTTTGTTCTTTCCAAGTAAAAGTGTCATTAGGAAAACCAGCAGTAGCACCTGCGTTAGATGCCAAATCTGAAAGTTTTATAGTAAAAACAGCAACACCTATTCCTGTAAAAGTTCCAG